CCATTCTGTCTGCTTGTGGAAATGATATAACCCAACCAACACCAATAGCACCTGAATTAATAAGTTCTACTTGTATTTCTGCTAATCTTCTTCTAGGTAAAGGATAGCCACCCTCGTTTTCTACATCTTCTTCTGTAATGTTAAGAATTACAAAATTACCTGATGGTTCTTGTGGTTTAACTAAAGCATCAAAGGTTCTAAGTTTTATTATCTCTGTAGGCGTACTTTTAAATATAAGTGGGGTTGATAGTAGTATGAGTATAGGTAATATAAGTTTTTTCATCAATCTAGATACTGGTAATTATTATGCACAACATAAACAAGTGATGCATTCGTAAAATACATTTGTGTTTTATCAATATTATTACCAACTAAACTGGCTAGTATAATTTTACCAACTATTAACTCTGTTAAAGATGGTTTTTTTGGAAACAATGGATTGACTTCATATACATTTTTATTTTTTACACCTTGATAAGTTGTGTAAACATCTAAGGCATTAAGAGACCAAAAAGTTATATATTGTGCTTTAGTTGGAGGTTCTTCATATTCTACAAATTGCAAAAATTTTCTATCTTCTATGAATACAGAAGGTTGTTCAGGTATGGATAAATCTAATTCGCCTAAAGTATTTATTGAAAGCAAAATTAAAATAAAATTTTTCATTAGTTATCCTGTGTAATTCTGATTGTACTGCCCTCACCACCATTAATAGTGACTACATTAGATACGCCATCTTGAATAAAGATAACTGTATAACTTGCATCACTATCTATATCAACTCTAGCTGTATTATTAACACTTCTAAGTAAAGTAAGCTTGTCACCTGTATAGAATGTTGTTATCTGTGTATCTAAGTCTTGACCTAGTTTAGTACCTCTTATTCTTGTAGATGTTGCATCCATTAATAAATCTTCTTCTTCTGCTACAGCTAAAGCATCAATTACATCCAATAAGTCTTCTAGGAAGTTCACATCTAGGAAGTTGATATCAAGCTCTGTAAATTCAAGTTCATCTTCTGCTAAAAAATCTTCTTCTAAATAATCTATGTCTAAATCATCAAAATCTAATATATTTTTCTTTTGTACCACCACCTCTTCGCCTTGCATAGTTTCTTCTTTAGGTGGATTAACAATTAACATATTGTCTATGAGATCAAGAGTTAAATCTAAAATAACTGGTTTGCTTGGTGCGTTTTCAAAAACAGAAACTGTAGTAGCTTGAAAAGGTTTATTTAAAAGTACGCTACCAGTTGCTGTAATGACTTCTATTTCACCACTAGATAGTCCATAAGCATCAGGTAACAATATAATAAGACTACGCCCTAACTCATCTACTGTAGCTGTAAAATCTGTACCTCTAATGGCTATATTTGCAGTAGGTGTTTTAAGTTGTATGTTTTGCTTATCAATCCTATTAAGATTGCCTGTTATAAATCTAGCAGTACCTAATCCAAAAGTAAGAGCCATCTTAGACTTTGATGGGTCAGGGTCATAGATATATTCATCTATAAGTAGTTCAGAATGCTCTGTAAGCCTTACAGTTGAATCATCAAGAAAGGTTATAGCCATACGACCATTACTGGTTATAGCTTCATCATTACTTTGTATTCCAAGCTTTAATTTAGCTTTTAAGGGCTGATCTCTTACTATTTGTGCAGAACCATTAAGCTCTGATATATCACCTATATCAGCAACCTGTGGAAGTTCCCCCATCATTTTGAGTGATGCAAATATTAGAGTTAGATGTAGTAGTTTCAATTTTTAACCAATCCCTTGCTAGTGTTGATGATTGTATGATGTTAAATGTATTACTGCTTCCATCTAAATCCATGTAAAAATAACCTGAATCAGATGATGTATTTCCTGCGTATCCACTACCTGTAAAATTAACAGTATTTGAACCACCATTGATATCTACATAATTTATTGCATTAGCATAATCAATATCAAAATTTAATTCATTAGAATCACCTAATATAGTCCAGTCTAAATCAAGATAAGATGAATCAGCGTTTTCTGCTATCTCTAAATCAAATTCATTACTGCTACCAGTAACATCAATATATAGATTTACATAATCTGCACTTATAAGACCTGTGCTATTCATTAAGATATCCATAACATTACTATCACCATCAAATTCAAAGAATCCAGTAAAGTTATCACCATCAATAGCATCTGACCTAAAGATATTAGATGAACCTATTTGGTTTATATCTAAAGTCATGCTAATACCATCAAGGTCAAGAGCAGTCATAGTACCTGATACAGCATTAGTTCCACCTATAAGGTTAGAGCTTCCAAGTTGTTCTAGGTCTATAGATGCAGTGTTACCACTTTGGTCTACATAAATTTCGTTATCCGCGTATGTTTGCAATGCACTCAGCATCACAATCAGGCTCATTAAGTTTAGTTTCTTCATATTTCCAGTACCCTTTATCGTAACCGATAATAATAAGTTCCAATACAGCACCTTCTATAGCTTTCATTAAGGCTATAGTGGTACTTTCGTTGCGTGAAACACCAAATTCCACTTCAACTAATTCAGTACCCATCTCTATGAATTTAAACACGTCTTGTGACTGACCATAGCTAAGTATTGTCTTGCTAGATAACACTTCTACTAATATTTCACCAGTAGCTACAGACACCATTCTAAGGCTTACTGTGATAGTATCTTCACGATACTGAACACTTGTGCCTATTCCTAAATATCTAGCACCTGCACCACCTGTGATTAGATTACTATCATACGACACAACAGCACCTTCAAGCAAGACACCTGCAAATAACAAGGGCATGATAGTTTTTTTATCTTCTAATTCTTCTCTTGTACTTCTTATAATTTGTCTTTCTTTTGTTAAGTTATCAAGACCAACTCTTTCTACAACTCTAAAGAATTCACCATTACTTGCATGTTTTAATGCTCTTATTAAAAGGTTGCTTGGTGCTTGGGTTATAGCACTAGAAAACAAAGCAAATTCGCTGTTACTCTTTCGTTGTCCTGTTTGGTCTGTAAAGGCTGTAGGATATACAGCTACTACTGGTTTTGTTAAGGGTGGTTGTACGTTTAATAAATCTTTTGATTGTAAAGAAAAAATACTTGGTTTATCTTTTCTTTCTTTTTCAAATCTTAATTGTTGTGTGTCTTGTATAACACTAGTAACGGAACAACTAGAAAGTAAAAGAACCAATAGGTAATGTGATCTCTGTGATATTGCCATCTGCATCCGTTATTTTAAGTGTTATATATTCGCCATCAGATGTATATTCTATAATATTACCTTCTAGTTCAATAGTACCTGAATCACTTGGGGTTTCACCAAAAAGGTTTTCTACTAATTGTCTTGATAGTTGTGCATAGATACGAGATTCCAAGTTACGCATGAATCTAGCTAGTGTAGTGTTTTCTTTATCCCTTTCTATTTGTTCTTGTAAGGCTTTGATTTCCTCTTTGATTGTCATTTTTCTATTAAACTCTTGGTTCTCAATAGTCAAATAATGTGAACTAGTATTGACACCACTAAATGATGGGGATTTAAACTTATGAACTATTTGGTCTGCTGTTAGATGTTGTACAAAGATACCACAGAATAAAATCACACCAATTAGCATAACTAATTTTATCAACCTATCTTTTTCATAAGCTTCTTTTCTTTGTAAAAGTTCAGCTTTACTAGGCCTACCTCTTTTTCTTTTAATCTTTTCTTTGGTCATCTCTATCCGCCTTTGCAATTTTACTGCTATCTATGAGTTGTGGTACGCCAAGAATAGTTTTAATTAAAGTGTCCTGTCTAATGATTTCATTGTCTAAACTACGCACCCTATCAATTAATGCTACTAGTATTCCATGTTGTGAGTCAAGTTTTGTACCCAGTCTTTCTTCTATTGAAGCAATCTGTGATTCTACTTTTTCATCAACATTATCAAGTTTAGTTTCCATGCCATCTACAATACGCATGATAAGTTTGTATATAAACCAACCAAGACCAACAGAAGCGGCTATTGGAAACCCAACTTCCTGTATAACCTTAATTGCCATATCCATTGTTATTTAACTATATTATTCCCAAATAGCAGTAGCGATCGTTTGTACTAAAGCATCTTCTCCTGATACATCATCACTACAGTAAAACATTTTTTGTTTATTTACTGAAACTGGTAAATCAGCGTCATCAGGGTCATCAAAGACTTCGTTATATAAAACTAAAATACTAGGTTTAGTTTCGTTTACTATTTCAGAACTTAAATCCACAGCAGGATTTACCCTTGCTTGTATCGTGTTCTTTGTTAAGGTTATTGCCATATTATTTCTCCTTTTTAATTTGGTTCATTAGGGAATATAACATCATTAATAGATGTTGCATCACTATTACTTACAGGTAAGTCTCTTAGTTCTTGTCTATATGTTGACCATTCTGTTTTTTTACTAGAAGACAAAGGACTATCAGGCATTTGCGTCCAATCTGATTGTGTAAGTAACGAATCTCTTTTAGACCTTAATACTTCTAATACATTATCAGTTCTTGTAACAGCTTCACCATCAATAATAATATGCTCATTAGATTGATAACCGCCTATAATAATTCCTTCGCCTTCTTGCAACCCCATTACATCTATAGGTGTATCAGTTGTAGTTGTATAAGAGATTTCTCCTGAATCTAAATTGTATATAGTAAAAGTGTTCATTATCTTGTGTTGTCCATCATTACATTAAGTGACATTTGCGTATGGTTGTAACCACCTGAAAAATATACTCTCCAATAAACAGTTGACTGTGAAGTACTCAAAGTAGTTATTTGCCCTGTATATACATAAGTATATCCTCTATAAGTTCCTGCATTCCAAGATACATTTGTGTTTCCATTCGCATTAACCCAAGTTGAACCGTTTAAAGAGTATTGAACTCTACCACCACTTACATCACCAAGTACTCCTGAAAAAATAGCAACATACCCTGCATTATCTCTAACTTGAGTAATTGTTACATTTACGAACGAACTATTACTTCCTGTAAATGGATTTGTCCTTTGAACATATGATTGACCAGTTTTGGCTAATGGGAATTTAGTTCCTGCAGTTAGATGACTAACGATGGTAGAACTTACATTATCAAAACTTTTTACATTTAAAAGATCAACATTAATTTCAGCACCAGTGATAGTGTCTGATGCTATCTCAGTAGCTGTTATAGTGTTAGCGGCTATTTTATCAGCTTCAATACTATCAGATTTTATTGTTATATCGCCCTGTTGAGTTATCTCTAATTCACCTGTGCTTAAATCAACAACACCTAAAGTAGCACCTGTAATAATTCCATGCTGATGAGCAACAGAAGTAAGGAATGTGAGAGTATTATTTGCGGCATCAAAAGGAGAAATATCTCCAACTGGTGAGCCTACAGTTGATTTAAAGTCTATATTTTTACTTGTGTACAATTCTCTTTGCATTGCACCAAGTTGTACCATCTCATCATCAGCTTCGTTTTGGCATACTAAGTGAAAAGGTGCAGTACCTATAAACTTAAATGGACCATCAGTGCTTAATGCTCCACCTGAACCTGAATCAGCACCCTCTGAAGAATACAATGGAGCGGACTTAGTTGCGGCTCTATGGTCATAAGTATAAAGAACATCATTTTGACTATCTAAAACTTTAATAGTATTTGTTTTATAAGAAACTAATCTAAAGTTTGTTATATCTTCTTCATTGTAAATGTAATAATCAGATAGCGATTCTATAGGGACAGCAAATTCAGCGTCACCCCCTGCACCATCTGCTGTGCCATAAGCAAAGATTCCATTTTTACCTGAATTGTCTCTATAGTAAGTTGCGTTTCCATTAGTTGCGGTTGTTATAGATGAGGTAACAGAGCTTTCTGTATATCCAAAACTAGCAGGTGAAAATGTAGAAGAACCTATTAACTCCATACCTGCAGGTGATAGTAAAGTATAGTCACCACCACCTTGTGGGATTGATTCAGCACAAATTAATCCATCTGCTTTTACTATAAAATATTGAGTACCTGAAGATGTGCCACCACCATGCACATCTTCTTGAAAGACAAATCCTGAACCTGCATTAATAGTTGTCGTATAAATAAAATCACCTGAAGAAGAACTAGAAGCATCAACTGGAGCAGTAGACTTTCTATAAAACTCAACAGTAACTTGTGCATATGGTGAATAGACATAAATATCTATTGGTTGATATCTATCAACATATAAACCTAAAACCCTACCTGAATAATTAGTATTCATTGTAGGTGCTGAAGGATTAGTTGCCATCACAGATATTGGTTTATCTGCAGTGATCTCTGAAAAAGCTGAAAGGTCAGCCGCTAGTATTTGATAGACTGTTCCATCTGCTTGTGCATTAGGAATCTTAATAACACCAT